GTGATATTCCAAATCACTATCAAGGAGCAAGTGGCCTGACTTGTGCCGATTTCATTCGTGACATTATTCAGACGGAAGGAATGGAATGTTTTTGGCGTGGGAACGCTTTGAAATACATTTACAGGGCTGGAACAAAAGGTGGTTCTAGCTTTTTTGAAAATGACATTAGAAAAGCGATTAACTGTCTAGAATTTTTAATTGCTGAAAGGAGACGCAATGTCGAACAAAAAAATAACCAATAGAACGTTTCAAAGAAAATTGAGGGAATTGAAGAAGACCGAACGCATCATTTGTAGCCATCGCAGTTGCCGTTTTAAGGCTATGCCCGGTTTTCCGAATTGCATCAGCCATCACTCAAGGAAGAAAATTTGTGATTCGTCTGCCAATCATTCAGGAAGAATTGGAAATAGCCAGAAAAGAATCTAGCAAAATGGGGATTCTGAAGGGTAGCATTCTCAAGGGTGAAGGCAACGAAGCTGGATTTCTTGGTGAATTAGCTGTTCATCGTTATTTTGGTTATTTGGATTCGCAACGGAACAACACTTACAATCACGATTTGATTTTGGGTGGTTTTCGTTTTGATGTAAAAACCAAGCGAAGAACAGTTCTTCCAAACCCTGACTATTGCGGTACTGTTCCCGATTATCAAAAAGAGCAACAATGTCAGGGATACATTTTCACTTCGGTTCAATACGAAGAAAAAAATCCAATCAGCGTCACGCTGTGCGGATGGATAGGAAAACCCAGTTTTTTTCGAGACGCAACCTTTTTCAAAAAAGGGGATGTCAATCCTGAAAATGGTTGGGTATGTTCTTTGGATTGTTGGTGTTTACGGTATAGGTCAATGAAAGATATTCAGTCGTTGGAGTGCGGTTTGTTGTTCAAATAATAGATCGGGGCTGAGTGTTCGGCTAAAACACCCAGCCCCAAAACTGACCTGAGTTGGAGGCCAGCGATGCAAGAATTGTATCCGCTTGATTCCTCCATTTCTACGGAGGGATCAATGATTCACACGGCTGTTACTAAAAGCAAATTCAAGAAGCTGAAACGCAGATTGGGAGTGCCCCATTATGCGGTTGTCGGCGTTTTGGAAACTATTTGGCACATTGGATCAGCCAGTTGCCAAGACGGCGCAATAGGCCGAATGAGCAATGAAGATATAGCTGCTGAAATCGAATGGGCTGGAAGCCCAGACGAATTAGTACAGAGTTTGGTTGACTGCGGATGGCTCGATTTGTGTCCTGTGAACCGTCTGGTTATTCACGATTGGGCAGAACATTGCCCCCGGTTCGTGAAAGGCGCAATGGCCAAACACGGCAAAAAGTTTGCAATTCAGTCGCCTGCTGTAGCACCCTTCCCTGAGCAGCCTGCTATAGCACCGTGCTATAGCACCGTGCCACCTAACCTAACCAAACCTAACCTAACCAAACCTAACCAAACCGAAGGTATTGTGCCGTGCCCCCGAGACGGGGACACGCCACCTGTCTTGACCTACCCCACCAACGGCAATCCGCATTCTTGGAATCTTGTGCAATCCCAAGTGGATGATTGGATAGCAGCGTATCCCGGGCTGGATGTTTTGTGGGAATGCAAACGGGCGTTGGCTTGGGTGAAAGCGCAAACCGTGAAAAAAACAGCCCGGGGAATGCCCCGGTTCCTGAACAGCTGGCTTGCCCGAGCTTCGGATCGTCCTCGACCGGGAAATCAAAATCGGCCCGGATCGTTCGAGACGCTTGCCGAAAAACGGGAGATCATCGGCAGGGTCGGGCAGATACCCGAGGATGACCCGATTTTGGCATCCATGCGCCGTTCAATTCGACCAAACCCCGCTGCCTTCGATTCTTTGCCGTCAAATTTGGCGAATGGCGGGAGATCTACCCTTGGGTTGGGGAATCCGTCAAGTTTAGAAGATCGTTCGTCTAATGCGAAAATAGACGGCATTAACGGGGAGGCGTCAAAATGAGCAATTTGCAGCACATGGTTCCGTTGTGGCAAGAAGTTCATGCCCGATTGTTTTCCACACCGTCTGAACGCTGGTGGGAAACCTATGCGATTTGGACCCGGTTATTCCACGCTGAAGGATGGAATGACGAGCAGCTGGTTGATGCTGTTTATCGTATCGCAAGACGGGCTGTTCTGCCACAGTTTGCGCCACAGCATCTTCAGGCAATTCGTGAGGAACTAATCGCTTCGGCTCGTGAATTGAGGGAGGTTCGCAAAAGACAGTTTGAAGCTGTTCGATGCGCCACCTGTGATTCCACAGGGTGGGTGGTTGGTTTGCCTCATTTGGATCATGTGCGTGAGGGTCGCTGGCATACCGATATGGGCGTGTATTACACCCAAGCGGTTTGCTGTTCATGCGGGAAGGGTCAAGCGATCAAGGCAGCAGTCGCTGCACGATGGCAAAAGGAATTGGTTCGTGAAGGGCAGTTCCCGATGGACTACAACGAATACCTTCGCAGGAATTCCGCTTTCCGTGAGCAGCTTGCTGCCCGGGACGAGATTCACAAAGCGCAGCGTGAACTGGACAAGCTGAAAACTGTTTCGTCTGCCAACGAAAATGTTCAGCAGAAATTACAAGAAGTCATGGCGAAAATTGGAGGTAGGGTTAGATGATTCTGTCCAAGAAAAAACAAAAGTTGGTTGAACAAAATTACAAGTTTGTTCATTGGTTCATCCGCAACAGAAAACAGCCAAGGCAATTTGAGTACGACGAATTGGTCGGAGAATATTCCGAATCGCTTTGTACCGCTGTTGCCAAATGGAATCCTAAAGGCACAGGAAAACTGTCCGCTTACATATCCCGTGCGTTTCATTTCAAACGCTCTGATTTGTTTTGGGAAACCAAATCAATCAAGCGTGGTTTTGGAATTAAATTTTTTCCGTTGAAAATTTCCAGCTTCGACAGCGAATTAGATTGGGAGCGTGAAGAATTGGGCCGTGAGGATAAAAGCTTCGAATGGGTGGAGGAAATGGAGGATTTGCACAACGCCATTTCCAAGTTGCGTACCAGATGGAGGGGCATCGTGATTTCCCATTTGAAAGGTGAATCATTTAAGACAATGGAGAAACGCTACAAATTAAAGAAGGAACGCATCCGGCAGATATTCAATCTTGCCAAGGATGAAATGCGAAGGTCGATGTTGCAACGGGCCAGTTGAAAGGTTATGTTTGGGACGGTTTCGAAACTGACATGGAGGTTCACATGAAAAGTTTGTTTGCATTTCTGCTGGCGATTGGCTTTGTTTCCGCTTGCTCTGCTGGTGATAATGGCGGGCTGTTTGGCCGGTGGCATAATCGCCGTGCTGCAAAAGCTGAATGTGCTGCCTGCAACACGATCACGGCAACCAAGGAAACCCCTGCCGTAATCAAGACCGAATCGGTTTACAAGAAGGTTGGCGAGAAAGTCACCATCGTTCCGGTTGAATCTGCTGCCAAGAAATCCAAGTGACCCCAGCCCGACACCGGGAACATTTCTCAGAATCGGGTGGTGTCGCCCGATTCTTCTTCAAGGTGAATCTAATGCGTAATCTGATGGCTGTTGCATTGATGGCTGTTGTTTCAGGTTCGACATTCGCTGGGCCATTTGGCTTGTTTCGTTCCCGACAAAACCAGAACGGCAACGGCGTTGCTCAGGCTGGGCAATCAACCGTTGTCGTTTCTGGTTTCACTTCAACCGCTCAGGGTGTTGCCAATCACATGGCATCCATCCTTCGCATCGGGCATTTCGGTGGCAATCGTGGATACGAAGGCGTTGGATGCGGGAACAGCCCGTATGCTGCTGAAATGAATTGCTGCTACCGTCGCCAAATGCAACCCCGTGAAGTAGGGATTGCCCAAGGCGCAAATGGCCTTTGGTACGCCTGTTGTCGTTATTGATTCTGGGGGCTGAATCATGATGACAGTTATTCTTTCAAACGAAGAATACGAGCGATTGATTTCAGAATTGAATCAATTAAAAACAGAAAACAAAGCCCTGAAGAAGCAGAACGATGAACTTCAGGTGGCGTTGGATGCGTATGATCGTGAACACATTTCATGGTGAATCATGCCGAGCCAAGAAATATTTATTTGGGAATGGGCTAAGAAAAAATATTGTTATTCATTCACGGCCCATTGGTCTGTCTTTTCGATTCGCTACGGTTATCCGGTGACCATGTCTGTCGGGGATTAACCATTGCGCCATCTATGTGCCCAATTTGATCTACCTATTCCACCAAGCACCAATCATATCTGGAGGGCTGCACGGGGAAGGGTTTACAAATCCGGCAAATATACCACTTGGCTCAGCCATGCGGATCGGGTTGTTGCATTTCAAGAATGCAAAATTCGGCAGGTCCGTCGCCCGGTCAAAGTTGAAATTGTCATCACGCCGGGGAAGGGCTGGAGGGCAAATAGAGATTTGGACAACTGCGTTAAACCGATACTGGATTATTTGGTGAATCGTGGTTGGATCGAAGACGATTGCGCCCAGTTTGTTCGGCAGGTCACAATCCGGTTGAATGATTCATCAGCAAGCGAAGCATATGCTACGGTGTCAATTATTCAGTAGGAGGGCCACATTATGCCATTTGCAAAGATCGACACGGCAACCAGCGGTGATAACACGATTGTTACCGCTGTTCCAAACAGGAAAATCCGGGTAATCAATTACACCACAATAGCGTCCGGCGATGTTTCTATTCGCTGGAAATCAGCATCAACCGCCATATCCGGTGCGATGGCATTGGCAACCAACGGTGGTGCTGCGCCATCTGGAACGGGCCAATCTCCTTCAGGTCATATCGGCTTGTTTGAAACCGCTCCGGGTGAGGCATTGATTTTGAATCTATCAGCAGCGATTCAAGTTTCAGGCCACCTTGCTTACCAGATAATCTGACATGGCGTTGCCAACTGCCAAATCGTTTTTTGGCTTTCTGAAATCCATCTTCACGGGCTATGTCCGTGGGGATGGAAATTTTCTCATTTCAGCTGGCAAAGCACTTCAAAGACTTGGCCAACGAATGGTTCGTTTGAGCCAGCCGGGCAAGGCTGGATTTCAGCCTAAAGCTCCGGTGGTCAAGCCGTATCAACCACCAATGCCGAGCAAAGGCATCCCCCCGAAACCTATTGCTCCATCTAGAGCGCAACCGTATGCGGGTCCATCTGCCCGCAAATCGGTTTCGATGCCAGCAGTACCCGGGGGAATTGCGCCAGAATATTCTGACGGTCTGGATGTCGCAGTAAGCTCAAGTTGGATTGCTGGTTTGAATTTCCGGCCATTGGGTGGCAGGGCGCAGATTGTTTCCCAGCCTCTTGGTAGTCGATTGGGCAGCAATGTCGGTATGCGGGACTACTTGTTTCAAAAAGGTGACCTAACGATGGTCACTCAAGGTGCAAGCAAAAACAATTCTGAAGGTCGATACACCTATCCGAATGTTCCCCGGAAGGTGATGAACGATATGCTGTTTGCCCCCTCAAAAGGCAGGTTTTATTGGTGGGGTTATGGTGGCAGCAAGGCGTTGCGTTCGTACAGCAATCGTGCGAAGATCGGAAAAAGAATGAGGGCCAAAGGTCGATACCTGCAAAGGAATCCCAAGAGTCCTCACAAGATCAGCAAGAAAAGGGCGCAGAGGTCGCACTAATGTCAGAAGCGCAGCAGCAACCCGGCAATATGCCGTACCATGCCAATGCGGATGTCGGCACAACCGATTGGTTGAACGAAGCGCATTGCGCTTATTTCGAAGGCAATTATCAACGGGCCAACATCGCAGCGATTTTGTTTCATGCGGAATCGGTTGATGCGCTTAGACTGTTGTTGATCGAAGGGGCATTGGCTAATACCGATCAACCGCAAAATGTCAGGCCAATGACGGACGATATGGTCAAGGGAGGATGACATGGGAATCTATGTTTCCGAAACTTTGATGCGCCGTTATTTGAACAATTCGATGGCTTGCTTGAACCAAATCGTCGAACATGGCGATGTTGACCAGCAATTGAATGCTTCAACCCAGCTGGCTAATATCGTGTTGAATATTGCCCGGATGGAACAAGAAGATGATGATGACCGGGAGTATTGGCAGAAATTTGATGAAGGTGAATTTGAGGATAACGAATGAAGATTCGGGACCGCATCAAGGAATTTCGGCGTGTCAAAGCCAGCGAGATTTTGCCAAATCCGAGAAACTGGCGCACTCATCCGAAAGCCCAAAAAGATGCGCTGAAAGGATTGCTTGCTGAAATCGGTTTTGCCGGGGCAGTTCTTGCCCGGGAAACTCCCAATGGTTTGATGTTGATTGACGGGCATCTGAGAACAGAAACGGCTACCGATTCAGAAATCCCTGTGCTGGTTCTGGATGTTGATGAGGATGAAGCGCACAAGATTCTTTTGACTTTCGATCCAGTCAGCACAATGGCCAACGCTGATGCGATAGCATTGGATGCGCTGCTTCGTGATGTTCAAACATCGAATGAAGCTGTAGCGAATATGCTTACCCAGATTGCCGAGGAGGCGGGCTGTATTTTCAAGGGCGATGGCCAAACCAAGGAAACCATCGAGACCGAATCTGATAGAGAACAAAAAAGCGAAGAAGAGTATTTGGAATCATCCGTTCGCCAAATCATGTTGGTTTTCGATACAAAGCAGTATGATTTGGTAGTTGAAGCCTTGGCTGAAATTTGTGAAAAGGAGGGATTGAGCAGCAATACCGATGCGGTATTGCATTTGCTCCACACCAATGGATATCAAGTCAATACACGCCAAGAGGAATGATCTTGATTTGCGCCTGTTCAAAAACAGGTCAGCGAAAACCGAAGATTGCTCCAAGTTCATAAAAGACAGTTGCAAACTGTTCATTGATAATAAATTGGCCGTGGTTTATCTGGCTGGGCTTGAGGATGCCCGGCTGGATAAGCTGCGAAAATCTTTGACAGAAATCGAGTACAGCAAAAGCACCAGAACAAGTGGCATGGTCACTACTAGCAGGATTTTTGGATACGCTCCAAGAAATCCACTTCGCAATCACACTTGCAGATCAACAACTCTTGCATCTGAAGACCCGAAAAATCATGCTGCAATTTGTGATGCTTCGGCATTGATCGAGGAATTTTACCGCAAGGAAAACCCCGATCTTTATTCCAAACATCTTTCAATGAGTCAGGAAAAACTCCAAAACAACTGGCGAATGAACGAGACCGTATTTACAAGTGGTATCGCCAACGATTGCAATCCGCTCAGATACCACTATGACACGGGAAATTATGTTGGCGTTTGGTCTGGCATGATTGTTTTGAAAAAACATATTTCAGGTGGCTATTTGGCTTGTCCTGAAATTGATACGGTCTTCGAGTGTTCAGATAAGTCTATCATTCTTTTCGATGGGCAAGGCTTGTTGCATGGAGTAACACCGATAACCAAAGATCATCCTTCAGGCCGAAGGTTTTCTGTGGTTTATTATTCGCTCAAGGGTATGTGGCAATGCCTTGAGATCAATGATGAAATCGCAAGGATGAGAATCAAGAGAACGGAAGTTGAAAGCAAGAAAAAAGGCCGATCCCAATGAAAGTTGTTCAAATAAATGATTTGAGCTTTCTTGTTCGCAATGATGCAGACTTGGCAGTTTGCAAAGAAATTTTCACGAAAAACGCCTATCAGAAACCAAGACTTGGATTTTCAATCAAACCGGGTGAGGTTTGGATTGATTGTGGAGCCAACATAGGGGCTTTCGCTATTTGGGCGGAAAAATGCAAAGGCGCAAAAGTATTTGGGTTTGAAGCCTGCGAGGAGAATGCCCAGATTGCCAATCACAATCTTCAATCGAACCGTTGCGCTTCAAAGGTTTTCACAGGGTTCATCAAAAGCACCGGAGAAGGATCGAGCAAAATAGGATTCAATGAAAAGACACCTGCAAGGTCATCATTGCACCATGCGAAATTAAACAGGCTTGTCCGCAATGTTTCGATCAATGAAGCCATTCAGAAATTCCAGCCAAACGGAATCAAGATTGATATTGAGGGCGGTGAATTTGAATTGCTGGATGCCGGAATAGAAACAAGCGGTTTGAATTCATTGGTGATCGAATACCATTTTCGATTCAACAAAGACACGAAGATAGCCAGAAAGCGTATCGAGCCGTTCCTGAATTCGTTCAAGAATCATTCTGTTCCCAAAACCGTATTCAATTCCGATCTGTGGCCAGCTTGGCAAGACGCTATTTTCTATTTCTGGAACTAATTTTTCGCTTTTTCCAAAAAATTTTTCGATCGGAAAACACTATGTTTCATAGTGGTTTTTGATTAATTCCAAAAATATTTTCCATAAAACCGTGAACTGGGGTTGTCTTGGGTCAACCCGTAGACGATATTGAGAGTGTAGTCAATGACGACTACGAAAAACAAAGGACGCAGACCGATGAACACCACCAACGCTTCCAACCTGACCTTCGGCATCGAGATCGAGTGCTACATCCCAGAGCAGAATCTTCGCAACGCTGGTATCCGCATCGGTGGCTACCACAACGGTCTTCAGGTCAACTGCCTGCCCCAAGGCTGGAACGCTCAGCACGATTCCTCGATTCGTGCGCCCTACGGCAAGCAGGGCATCGAGATCGTCTCTCCCGTGCTGATGGGTGCTGACGGTATTCGTCAGGTCGAACTGGTTCTGCAATGGCTCAGGGATATGGGTGCTGGCTGCAACGAGTCTTGCGGTATCCATGTTCATGTCGGTGCCGACAACAAGACCGCTGAGAAACTGGTTGGTCTGGTTGCCCAGTATGAGAAAGCCCTGTTCGCTATCAGCGGTCGCAAGGGCAAGGCCCGTAGCAATAACCACTATTGCAGCGCAATCCACGCCAATGACGAAATTCGCAACGCCTACGAATCGAACCGCTCCAACACCACGACTGTTGCCGGTCGCTCACGCTACCAGACGCTGAACCTGACCAACCTGCTCACCGGTCGCCGTCCCGCAGTCGAATTCCGGGCCTTCGCTGCCACCTTCCGCACCGAAGTGGTTCTGGGCTACATCCGGGTTTGCCTCGGCATGGTTCAGGTCGCCACCACCCTGAAGCGCAGCGTAAAGTTCACCAGCAAGCTGCACAAGCCCACCGATACCGGCCTTGACCATGTCCGCTACCTGCTGCTTCGCCTGCGCTGGGGTTTCGCCACCAGCAAGAGCGCACAGCGCACCAAGGACGGGGTTGACTTCGGCTGGATCGAATCCTCCACCGAGAACAATCCCAAGGCTGCCCGGAAGGCCATGCTGGCCACAGCCAAGGAGTTCGACATGGAGATGGCTGGGGTTTGATTCTCGATCTTCAGGGGGGAGCGTGTTGCTCCCCCATTTCTTGGGTTTTCGATAGGAGTCTGAGCTATGTGTGGAGTATTTGGTTTTGTTGCTGGCCCCGAGAACCGTTTCGGCCCGAATGTTGATGCGCTTTGCGAAATAGCGATTTACAACGATGCCCGCAGGGGTGGTCATGCTTGGGGAGTTTCTTGGATTGATTCTCAAGGCCGATTGCGTTCACACAAGCAGTCAGGCCGAATCAAGCCTGCTGTTCTGGGCGCATTGGTTGAGGACGCTGTTGCCTTGATTGGTCACCTTCGGTTCACCACCCAAGGAACCGAAAAGATCAACGCTAACAACCATCCGCACCCATGCGATGGTGGATGGATGGTTCACAACGGGGTTCTGCCTGAGTATTATTCCATCAAGGATTCGTTCTCGACCCAACCGCTTTCCGATTGTGATTCCGAAATGCTGGCGATTGCGTGGACGGATGCCCCGTCGAACAAGCCAGCAGAACGGGCGAATTGGATGCTGAAAACCTGCCAGCCTGAACGATACGCACCGCTTGTGGTTTTGGGCTTGTGGAAATCCCAGCTGGTTGCGGTTCGTCAGGGTAACCCGCTATCCGTTTACCATAATGCGGATGGGCATTATCTCAGTTCGCTGCCTGTTCCCGGCTTGGTCGATCTGGGCGATCCCAAGATTGTTTCCGATGGTTCGATCACCACATGGACGAACGGCAAGACCGGCTGGAAGCGATCGTTCAGCAAATTGGAGAAACGGGCCGATGTCAGTCGCCCGTTGTTTCAACCATCCAAGTCTTTGCCGTGGTAAAAGTTTGCCCGTCAAACTCCCAAGGTTCCGTGCAGGTTGAACATTGAAGCACGATATAGAGTTTGCCTTCTTTGGTTTCGGCATCCCCGGATTCAACCCCGGGGATTCCGCATTTTTCACACAAGGATGATTTCATGCCATCGAATCCCAATCCGGTTTTGGAGCCGTTGCCAGCCAGCGAAGTCAGACGGATTCGGGCCAAGCTTGGCCTATCCCAGCGTGACATTGCGAGGCACTTAGGTTATTCTACTGGGCAGATCGTTTCCCATTGGGAATCTGGCAGAAAACCTTGCTCGGGTTCTGCTGCCCAGATTTTGCGTTTATACGACAGATCGAATGGTCAGGCGATGAGATGGGCATTTATTGGTTAATAACCCGCTAATGACCAAATGGCACACAAGAAAAGGGG